CATGTTGGTGGCCTTGACCTGCATCTCCTTCTCCTTGATGCCAAGCTCCCGATCGCGCTGATCGAGCGCGCGCACCTGCAGCTGGTACATCGGGTCTTGCTGCTGTTGCTGAGCCTGCTGGGCCTGGGCCTGCTGCTGGTGCTGCTGCGCCACTTGTTGCGCTGCTTGTGCCATTGCAGCCGCGAGAGCTTGTTCTTGTTCCGGGGCCATCGCTTGACCCGGATCGGGCAGCGGCTGGCCCATCGCCTGCTCGACCTGCTGGCGGTACTGGTAGGCGACGTGCTCGGCGATGTGCGCCTGCATGGCCTGCATCAGCATCGGGGCCTGCGGGTTCTGGCCCAGCGACTGCATGACCACCGGGTCTTGCAGCATGGCTTGGTGCACGGCGAGGTGCGCGCCGTGATCCTGGGGCATGAACGCCTTGACGGGCTTGCCCATCAGCACGTTCATGTTCTCGCTGACCGGGTCCGTCGGCGTGGCCTCGACCTTCAGCGGCACCAGCTTGGCAGCGTTCTTGATGCCCAGCACCTCCAGCATGCCGCGGTGCAACTCGGGGAGGTCATAGACCTGCGGGGCCTGGGCCGACAGCTGAATGGCGGCTTGGTACTGCACGACCCGCTGGCTCATCGTGGCAGCGCTCGGGTCGCTCACCGGGATGATGTCCACCAGCATGAAGTCGGCCTGCTTGGAGCCCGGCACCGGCGCCGTCGTCTCGTAGCTGTAGTCGTCATCACCGCTGTCGCGGATGACGCCCTTGATGAGTTTCAACTCGATCTTGAGCGAGTTGTGCGTGCGGGCCTGGACCGCCGACATCACCTTCAGCTGGCGCTCCAGCAGGGCCAGCGTGGTGCCCACAGGCATCTGGGCGGACATGTCGGCGATCTTCATGTCGGCCGTACCCGGCAGCCGCCGGCCGTCCTCGATGAGCTTGTCCAGCAGCCCGGCCAGCACGATGCTCGGCTCCTTGTAGGGGAGTGGCATCACGTTGTCCTTGAGCACGCCCGAGGGGATGTCCACATCGCGCCACTCGCCGGGGCTGATGGGCACGTCGTCGCCCTTGATGCGCAGGCCCTTGGTCTTGAGCCCGCCCGGCAGGTTCGACAGCGTGCCGGCGTCAATCAGCTGGCGCAGCAGGCTGGTGGCCGACTTGGCATACCCACCGATCAGGTGGAACAGGCCGTAGCCGTAGGGGCCGAAGCCGGGGATGTAGTCGTACTGGACGAAGTGCTGGCGGCGCAGCGGCAGCTTGTCGTTCTCCTCCCAGTTGCGCCGGATCGACAGCATGTCGCCGCCGCGAATCTTGCTGATGACATAGGGCCGCGGCATATCGTCTTCTTCAAGGCCCTCGAACACCATCGAGACCTGCATCTCGTAGACCTCGTAGCCCTCGGACGTGAGGTTGCTGAAGCCGGTCTCCTTGTCCTTGGCCTCCTGAATCTCGTCCAAGATGCGCATGGGCGTGCCAAGCATGGCCTTGTCGCTGTAGAAGCCCGCGGCGATCAGCGCCTCCATCTCGGTCTCGGTCTTGCGCATGCGGTGCGTCACGCGCTCGGCCGAGTACACGTTCGAGGCCCCGTAGGGCATGATGATGTCCTCGGCCGGCACGAAGGTGCTGGCCTGCCGGCCCAGCATGGGGTCGAAGTAGACCTTCTTGAACGCGCAGCCCACCGGGCTGAGATTCCAAAGCATCTTCTCGTGCTCGCTGCGGAACTCGATCATGTTCTCAGTCAGCTGAAAATTCATCTCGGCCTTGACGCGCGCGCCGGCCTCCTTCTTCTGCGGCGTCTCCTCGCCGATGATCTTGATGGCGCACGGCCCGGCCGCGGGGAAGGTCTCCATGATGGTCTCGGACTGGAAGCGCACCACCGCCTCGGTAATCATGGGGTGGGTCACGCCGCAGGCGTTCTCCCACGGGTCCATGCGCTCCTCGTACTTGAGCCCCAGCAGCTTAAGCCCGTCGCGGTAGGTGTCCTCCCAGTCCTGCCGGCTGCGCCGGTCCTCATCGACCCACTGATCCATCTCGCCGTTGAGGCGCGCGAGGTCTTGCTCGTCGATCAGGTCGAGCAAGTTGTCGCCGAACGCCGGGGGTTCGAGGGCTGCCGCTGCCGCAACAAGTGCCGCCTCACCCTCATCATCGGATTCGCCCTCGGGGACGATCTCGATCTCGATCAGGGGCTCGTCGTTGGCCGCACCCGCGAGCGCGGACAGGCCCTGTGGGGCCTGGGACAGTGCTTTGGCAACGTTCTGGCGTGGCATGGTGGCCTCCTGGGATGTCAGTAGTATTCTCGTCTACGCCGGCGCGTCAGCGCCTCGTCGTCGTCGCGGGGGTCGGTGGACAGGCGCAGGAACCCGCCGTTGCGGAAGCGTTGCAGGGCCTGAACGACGGTGTCATGTAGGTCATCATGGTCATCAAAAGGGAACTGGGCGCTCTGCTCGATGACCTCGCTGGCCCAGCGCCGGTCGGGCGCCCAGACCAGCTTGTCGGCGAACGACGGCGCGACGGCGTTGGTCCGCGCCCGCTTGTCGTTGCTCATGCCGGCCTTGCCACGGGAGGGGGTCACTTCCGTCACCGGAATGCCGCCCTGCCGGAACTCTTGTATCAGCGGCGCACCGGCGGCCTTCTTCTCGATGATGATCTCGTCGGGCTCCCAGTCGTTGTAATGGGCCAGGGCCTTCTCCTTCAGCTGGGGGAACTCCCACCGACCCTTGATGGCGTCCATCAGGATTATCTCGTCCCGGTTCGTGATCTCGTTGAACCACACACCCCAGGTCGTGCACGCGCTGAAGTCGTTGCTCGTCTTCGTCTCGTGCGCAGTGTCCCACGACTGCATCACGTAGTGCACAGCCGGCGGCTTGTCCTTCGGCCACAACTGCCACCAGTCGCGCTTCAAGAGGGCGCCTTCTTCATGATGTGGTTCTTGGACATATTGAGCCGCCCAGTACTGTGGCTGCATGCCGGCCTTCTTGGCGAGCAGCTGCTCGACGGGCCACTGCTCGGGCCACAGAGACTTCCCTGAAGGCAAGATCGCCGGGAACCGCACCTCGTTCCAGGGCAGGCTCTCGGCGTTCTCCTGCGCCCATGACAAGGCGCGTCCGATGGGGTCTTTCTTGCCCCAGCGCGTGTTATGGCTCACCACGCCGTTGGCGATGAAGTTCTCGGTGCGCTCGACCTCCATATCGAAGACGGGCTCGAAGCCGTCTTCGACGATCTCAACAATCGCTGCCGTCGTAGCGACGTAGGTACTCGGCAGCGGCGAGCAGCACGGACTCTGTTTTGGCGTAGCCGACAGCCAAGTTGCAATGGTTGCACAAGAGCCCGCGAACCACGTTGGTTCCGTGGCAGTGATCGACATACAGCTTCGGCTCTTGTCCAGCCCTTGAGTTTTCGCGGGTTGGAGGCTGCTCGCAAATGGCGCAGCAACCGCCTTGCGCGGCAAGCATGGCGTCGTAAGTTCCCTCAGAAATGCCGTAGCGGTACTTGAGATGGCTTGCACGCTTCTGCGCAGGCGTGAGGCGGTTCTTTCCAGCGCGCCACGAAGCCTTGCCGTAACAGCTGTGACAGAGCCCTTTTGCCGCGACAGGGTTGCCGCACCCCTCAACGGAGCAGCTGACGCCCTTCCATTTGCCCCAGTCCCCGGTATGGCGCTGCGTTCCAGTTTTGCCATCGGCGCGCAGCTTGCGCTTGTAGCAGGCGCTGCACAGCCCCTTGGCTTTGTGAGGCCGCCCACATCCGGCGGTTGAACAGCCTCCACCAAGCAGTCCCCCACCTTCAAGTCCCGCAGTCTCACCCATGTCCTAGCTCCGTCCCGGTCTACAAGAAACGGATGCCTCTTGTTTGCACGGACGATCCTACCCGAAGTTGTTCTTATTTTGTAAACAAAATCGGAACGATGTTGTATCCAGTTCGTCACGCGGGACGTGGTGATCTTCCCGGCGTCGTAGGTGGCTATGCGATCGCCGACCTCGATGTGCTGCAGCGCTTTCTCGGACCCGTCGGCCATCAGCACGCGCGTCTCTGCCGTCATGCAGCCGATCATGACGATCGCGCCGCCCGGCATCAGTCGCTGCAGCGGGCCGACCTGCATGTATTTCCATGCCGTCTCGAATGCCACGTCGGGGTTGCTCAGCACCGCCTGCTCGGACACGAGGTCGTCGCAGATGAGCAGATGCGCGCCGTAGCCGGCCACCGAGCCGCCGACACCGAGGGCGAGGTACTTGCCGCCAGCGGTTGTTGTCCAATCATCCGCTGCAGTTTTATCCCGGCTTATGACGGTGTGGGGGAACACCAGCTGGTAGTCGGCCGTACCGATGAGATTTCTGACTTTCCGACCGAAGGCCGAGGACAGGTCCGACGTGTGCGTGACCATGATGATCTGATGATCGGGGTGATGCCCCAGATACCACGCCACGAACAGGTAGGCGATGGTCTCCGAGTTGTGCGTCGGGATGTACCCGCGCGTGCACAGGAACAGGTGACTTGGGTGCGCCACCTCGATGCACACCGTATCAGCCGTACCCGCCGGCTCAGCGCGGATATAGCGCTCCGGCGTGCGCGCGGCAGCGCGGCAGCGCTCAGCCTTGCGCGGCAGGCTGGCAGCGTGCTCGTGGAAGAAGTGCACCTTCCAGCAGGTGCCAAACTGCTTTCCGTTCAGCATTGCCGGGCCGTTGCACAGCGATGCCTTCGTGCCGAGCGACTGCACCAGTTCCTGCACCTGTCGCGCCAGCTGCTCGTTGGTGTTGTAGAAGGACACGTTGCCGTTCTTGCCGACGCCGCCGTCCGTGTCGATCAGCCCCTGCAGCAGCTGCAGCCGCTGTTCCGGCGATCCGCACATGTAGGCGTCGGGAATGTGCTTGTCGCCCAGCAACTCCAATGCACGCAGCCGCGCCTGCAGCGACACGCCGTTGCTGCGCGTTCCGACCGGGCCTGGACGCCAGTGGCGTGTCTTACCTACCGTCGCGTACTCCGTGAACTCGCCCGGCTCCAGAGCATTCACCTTGTCGAAAATGAAGTCGTCGGCGGTGCACAGCCCGGCGCTGTTGGTACGGCCGTCACCCAGCCACACGCCGAGCACGTAGGGGTGGATCGGAAGCTCGGCAGCAGAGAACTGCACCGCGCCCTGCAGCGGGATGCGCAGTGCCCGCGATTCCCCGCTCAGCGCCGTTTTGCGATGCACGTAGGCCGTGTCCACCGTGCTCCAGCGGGGGCGCTTGCGGTCCTTGACGACATCCCACTCGTGCGCCTCATCGGCGACAACGCTGTAGCCGTCGTTGGTTGTCACCCGGTACACCGGCCGATCCTTCCAGACCGGGCTGACGCCGACGACCGTGGTAATGCTGCCGTCGCCGGCAAAGACCTTGTCGCCGGGCTTCAGGTCGCCCATACGGACGAACCCACGGTCGGGCGTCGGAATCTCCGTGTCGAGCGCCAGCGCCTTGCCGAAGCGCGGCGGCATGCTCACCGTCAGGCGTAGCTCCGTGCCCAGAACGACGTTGTGGAGCAGCGGCTCCATGAACCGGTGATGCGGGCCTTGCTTGAAGCCCGGGTACACACGCGCACAGAAGTGCAGGAAGGAGGTTCGCGCGAGTTCAAGGCCCTGCACTTCGTCGAGTTCGTCCAAGTCCTTGAGCACCAGCGCGGCCGCCTCGGGCGTCATGGTGGCGACGGCGTCGATCAGCGCACGCACCTCCTCGGGCGGCATCAGCGGCCGCGCCAGGGCCTCCGCATAGGATGCGAACTCCATCACAGCGTGCTGCCGTTCTCGATGACCACGGCCTCAGAAATCTCCTGGGCCTGCTTCTGCGGAAGCAGGGCGGCCAGCCGCTCGCGCAAGCGCGTGACGACTGCGTCAGGGGTCGTGTCCTTCTGGCGATGGTCGATTTCAAGCCTCTCTTGGTACAAACCCACCTCGGCCACGGTGCCTAATTTGCCGAGCGCAGCGAGCGACACTTTCGCGTCGGGAGAGGAGGCGTGTTCCAGCAGGCGGGCCACGATGTAGCCCCTGATCTCCTGCGCCTGCCGCACGAACGCCCAGTCGTATTGCGACAGCATGCCCGCGAGGTGGCGCACCGCCGGCGGGGCGGACATGGCGAGCAGGTCGGACTTGGCCTGCAGGGGGTCGGTATAGGGGTTCGTGACGGAACAAAAAGCCGCCCTCGCTGCCTCTCGTGCGGCCTCATCCAACGTGGGCGTTTTTGGTGGCTCAGAATGAGCCCCGATCTTGTCGAGCCAGTCGGCTGTGGCGGCCTGTGCATTGAGGAGGGCTGGGACGCTCGCCTCATCCAACGACTGAGGCGCGGTTGAGGGCTCGTCGTCCCATTCAAACTCGAGGAGGTGATTTAAAACCATGTCGGCCCCATTCGTGCGGCTGGCGGAGTGCCGTAGATGGGTGTATGGTACTTGTGTTGGTGTCAGGTTGGTTCAGATCAGGTGGAAAGTCAGCCCCGGAGCGGTTGTTCCGGGGCTTTTTTGCGTCTGGGCGGCCGGATTCAGAGCGATCGGGCAGTTTTGCGACCGGAAAATAGAATATCTCACTGAAATTTCAGTAATTTGTGTATATTCATGTAGATATTATGCTTTTAACTCCAATTTTTTAAAATTTTTTAACCGTTTGAGCGATTCCGTGTTAATACGTGAACGTGTGACTCCCTCAATGTAAGGGG